GGTTGGTGTAACATGCGGCACACAAGATGGTGGTGAACCTCGCGGAACACCATGTGGGGTATCACTGTCTCCAACTCTGAATGCTTGCAGTCCATTAATGATTACATTGCTTGAGCCGCTGGAACATTTACCCGGACCACATGGTGGGTGATTAGTTGTACTATCTGTTGTTCTAGCAGCGCTTGGCATTATGTGATTAATCCTGATTTTTCTGGGACGACAAGACCAGATGTTGCTGCACGATATGCTTCAGTTGTTTCTTTATTAGTCTGTAAAATAGATACTACTTTATCTAGTCTAAATCCTACTGCGCCCTCACTATCTCCTGTGATAGTAAACGGCTGAAATGTAGCACCTTGTTGACCAAAGGCGATAGTTAATGGTCGTTGTAGTACGATCACATCATCATCTTCGCTTACAAACTTACCAAGAGCTTCTTGTCCGCTCATTAGTGCAATTGTAATAATATCATTTACTTTATATTTGTTTTCTATTAACATATTATCCTCGTTCTGCTATGTTGTATTTATCGTTATTATTAAGTATGTATATTTTACATACCACTGCTTTTAAGAATATCCCACCATTTTGGTGCTACACGTTCAAAACTTATATCTCTATATGGATTAACAAAATTATGAGCTTTGTCTTTATTTTGAATCATCTCTGTAAATTTTAAATTTGTTGTAGGAGCATCTTGTATTCTGTCTGCAATACATTTTAATTTATCTCGGTTATCACTATTATATATTTCATCATCGATAATTGATTGTACATGTTTTAATGCATATTCTTTTGCTTCACCTTTAAGATTTGCAACATCCATCCAATCAGGGCCATAAACAATGTTTGTTGATAACTGTATATACTTAATACCTGAATCTGACATTCTAGCATTTAATGTATTAACAAAGTTCAATAGGGGTCTTATATTGTGTATATTTAAAATACTTACTGTTATCGCAACACCCATTTGAGAAAATAAATTATTTTTATTTCGTCTTTTCATATATTCTACAAAACTGATAGCATTTTTGACTTGTTCACTCCATATTGAACCTGTTCGCACGTATTCACCTAAGTCTTCAGTGCCATCTAAACTAAAATCAACTGTTAGGGATGAGAATTTATCCCATAGTTTTTCTTTGTAATCATCAACTCCTATTGTCCCATTTGTTATGTATTGTATTTTAGGGTCGATATTATTTTCTGCTAACCATTCCAGATATTCATAATGCTGTGGTATTATTAAAGGTTCACCGCCAGTAAATTGAATGTATTCTAAGTCTTTAGATGCTTTTTTAATATGATCCCAAGTAACATCATCATTAATCCAGGAACTAAGTGCAGTCATTTTTTTAATATATTTTTTGTTTATGGCACCTTCATTGATATACGAATCTTCTCTTAATAATTTGTTAGAAACAGGGCCTGAGCATGTTCTACATTCAAGATTGCATTTTGCTCCTAATTTTAATTCTATACTTTTTAATTTAGTTTCTTTGTCAGCCGTAGGAAATTCACTATTTGCCCAAATTCTTCTACTACCTGACCCAGACTTTTCAGTACGGTAACAATCATGGCAACCAGTTGCAGGTATATTTTTTACTGATTGCTTTCTAAGATTTGTCCAATCTTTAGAATTTAATATAGGTTCTAATCCTGCATCTTGTATCCAATGAAATTCTGGAACCTTTTGCCAAGAGAATGTTTCTTTTACTGCATTATGATATGGAGTATTTTTAATTGTATGTTCGCGATCTGCTTTTTTCCAGTCATAATTACAACAAGGTAATACTGCACCTCGACCTGTAATATTCAGGTGTGAAAATGGCATAATACATCTATATTTCTTATCATCATCCATTAGCGTTTCTATCCTTAACTGCATCAATTATTGTGCTTGCGGTATATTTCTTTAGGATATCTAAATCATTTTGTACACGTTCAAATTTATCCACTTTTCCATGTAATCTATTCAGGACATACCCGTCCACATAACAAACCAGATACATATCTCCCAATGATAAATCATGTACTAACCATACTTCCGGATTTAAATCCGGACGAGCATGATACACCGAATAGAAACAACCTACGCCATTTCCACTGTTAGTATAAAATTCTTCTGAAATATATTCCCAAACATCTGGCCATACCTGCGGACGATCATAATCAAACCCATGTCTACTATAATCTAATGATTTCCAAAAATCTATAGCTAATTGTAAATTCTTTTCTGAGAAATCTTCTTTTAGATTTAGTCGTGTTTGGCGCCATTCAAATAACCGAGTAGCTGTATCTTTCATATTACATAGACCAACGTTTAACTGTATAACTTACCTCTGTTGTGAAGTTTTCATTCTGGGTGAAGTTGATTTCTAAATTGTCACCATTGATACTGGCAGAGAATTCGATGTTTGAGAATTCATCAACTTCTGCAATACCGTCACTGTCGTCTTGCCAAATTTCAGTATTATCATCTGTTAACTTAGCTGGAGTTGTTGTAATACCCAATGGATATCCATTAATTACTTTAATTTGTCCAACACGAACATAAGTTACGTTACCATCATATTGTTTTAAAGAATAATCAACAAAGAATGATGTACAGATATCACGATGGTATTTTAAAAATACGCCATTTGTATCTGTAAATGTTTTTCTGAATAGACTCGGACGTAAACCAGTTACTACGTCTAATGAACTTAGGTGTTGATCTGCAAATAGCTGGTTGAATGAGTTTTCAGTAACTACTTCAACTTGTTTTCTTGGACGACCATACTCTGCTACGTTGAATGATGCAGTGTTATTCATTGCAGTAAGCAATGCTTCTACATCTACTACGTGACGGATCACAAGGTCTTCGTCAATTACTAGTCCTGGTTCTGGGTTATCCACACTATCCAACCATGACTGTATTACAGCATGTGCGTTTGCGAATGGATCAAACTGTATCTCATTAATTGCGTCATCAATACCAACAAACAGTTGATTGGTGTCTGTAGTAAACCCCATTTCGCCTGTTTCAAGTGTAGCAGATGTGATTTCATCGCGGAAACCGCGTCTTAATAAAATTTTTACGTTTTCTGTAGACATTATGTAACTCCTAGTCGTTACATGTATTTATCAAAATACTCTTGAACCTTCTGTGCCCACTCTAACGAATACTTCTCAAACTCTGCACCTTCAACTACAAACTCTTGATAATTGCCCAAGTTGTCTGCTTCTGCATCCCAACCAATCATCATAATAACAATTGTTTTGATGTCAGTACCATACAACTCATTGTGGGCTGCAGCATACGCCGCACCTTGCAAGAAGTAATCATCAATCCACTCACGCTTCTTAGGCTTACGAGTAGTTTTGAAATCGACCATTGCAGGTTTACCATTCCATACACCAATACAATCTGCCGTTCCAGCGTAAAGACCTGGGTAGTATAGTGGTACTTCTGTCCCCCAACATTCATCTAGATTGCTGAGTCCTTTGTCAATTACAATGTCTGATAGTTCTTTAGCCATCTGATGAATAAGATTCGATCCTGATGGACGATCTTCTTCTAGAATAAATCGCTCTAAGTGTAGATGCACTTGAGTTCCGATACCAGTAGCGAGACGCATAATACGATCCGCTTCCTCGTTGCCGACACGTCGGCGCCATTCATGTAAGGCTGTTTTATCTTTAAGCGCACTCAATACAGTAGTGACACTCGGTAATGGTTGTCCTCCAGGCGTTTGATAATGACGGGATCCGTTCACATTCACTCGCTCTAGAGGACTATATGTATATGTTTCTTTTAGCATACAAGTAGTATACTATGATTCGTAATGAATTACAAGTTCTTTTTTACAATTTCTATCATATCCGCTTTCTTTTTTCTGCGGTCAAGTGTTAGACCAAGTGCTTCTTCTGCCCATTCATCTAACTCTTTTTTAGTCATTGCTTCAAAATCTGGTGTTTCTACTTTCACATCCTCAACTGGACTTACTTTTACTACATCATTATGCTTAATAATGATTGGGTCTGGACCAGTGTCTACTACAAGTTCGTTTGTAACTTCCACATCTGCTTCACGCAATTTACGCATCGCTTCTTCTTCTGTACGAGCTACCTTTGCCATAAACTCTCTGTGTCGCTTTGCATCAAGAATTTCACGTCTACGTTCCGCTACTTCTGGTGGAAGTTTAGAAAGTGCTAGTTCTTCTGCATTTAACTTGTCACGTTCCGCATGTATTTTTTCGTTCATTTCTTTTTTAGAAATAATTTTTAATTCTTTATCACCTTTAATAATTAATGGCATTATCCAATCCTCTTATCAGTTGCTTTGTTAGCAAGTTTTTTAACTGTTTCTCTATCACTGTTTTCCTCACCTTGAGTTGGGGCTCCGACGAGTGTGATAGCATCTACTGTTACCTTACTAGTATACTTGCTATTGCGCATTAAGTCAACAATTGATTCAGGTGTCACTGTGTGACCCATATCATTTAACTCTCTAGCTAAAATATCCGTACCGATAGTGAAAATTGAATTCGCCTTTAAACGAACTAGATACGCATTAATATCATTAATCAATTGCGCATGTGAATTTGCATCTTCGTTTAAAAGTGTTGAAATTTTCATCTATTATCTCTTTGCACGACCTAATGGTTCATCTTCTGGGCCTGACATTGATTCGTCACCGCCTGAAAGTTCCATATCCATTGAGATATCATCTTCCATATCTGCGCCCATGTCGCCACCAAGTTCTGCACCTGTTGCCGCCATGTCTGATGCTGGTTGCTGACCAGTTAGTACTAGTACTGCATCGTTAACTGCATCTTTAGTTGAACGTGCTTGTCCTAGTAGACTTGCAATTGCTGAGTCTGTAGCTTCTTTGAATGATGCTGATTGTTCTGGACCATGTGAATATGCCATTTCATCTGCAAGTGGGCCTAGTTGGTCATTTTGAATTTTACCTAGCTTTTCGATCATGTCTTGTAGTTCGTCTACAATACCACGAGCCGCCATTGTGATTTCTGCGTCTGCTGCATCTGCTTCAAGTAGAGCATTAAGTTGTGCCATCAGACCTTCTTCTAGCTTTTCTTTTTTCATTTTGTATTCCTTTGGTGCTTCGTAAGTATTGCTATACTTTGTCATTGTGTCAAATTTTGGTGTTTCGCCCTCATTTGCTTTTTCTGCTTTTGCAGCATGTACTGCTTTACGCTGCGCATCTGACTTATACTTACCTTCATTGATTGATTCGTAGTACTCATTTGCCATTTCTTTGCCGTACTTTTTAGCGAATTCTTCTTTTGTCAATGTTTCTGAATCATCAATAATCATATCACTCATGCGACCTTCAACAAATACTTCTACCATGTCATCGCCATTGCGCAATGCGCCTTTTTTAACCTTGACATTTGATTTGCCGTATTCTTTTTCAGCTTCTGCCGCAGACATTGAAGTTTGCTTCCAACGCTTTTCTGCTTCATTTACCTTTTCTTCTTTGGTATCTTTAGCATCATCTTTTTTCTTGCCATTTTTCTTATCTTGATACGCTTGTAATGCTGGCGGCAGTTTACCTTCTGCTACATGCGCCTTAAGTAATGACTTGATTGTTTCTAGCATAAGCATGTTTTCAACGTATGCACGGTTTTGATGATCCGCTCTCATCTCACGTTTCTGTGCTTCTAATGCTACTTTAGCTTCTCTTAGTGATTCTAAATCGCTTTCGACCTCATAGCCGAAGTTAGATTTCATATACTCATTTAGTCGAGTAGAAATCGCTACTGGATCTGTGTTATAAAAAATTGTTTTTTTCATGGTAATGTACCCCAATACATAGTTATATTATGTATTTATCATTTAAGATCATATTTAATTTTTAAGGAAGTATTTACTTGTTGAATGACTCATAAATGGACTTAATTTTTTTCTTTGCTTGATTAGCATCGCCTTTTGCTCTTGAAAAACGTGCTTCTGCAATATCCATCTTATTGGTATCATTTCGCTTCTTTGCTACTTTAAACGAATTCTTATGTACAAGTGCATCTTCATAACTCTGTTCAAAAAGTGCATTTGCTGCCATTACTCTAGTAATTTCTGTTGAGTTTACTTTTTTACCTTCATTCAGATGCTTTGAGATAACAAATGCAGTTTCGTAAATATATAGGCCTTCAAATAGCGTATCGTGTGTACGATTATCACGTATGTCGTAGTATCCATCGTCATTTTTCTCCACTGAGTAAAGTCCGATATCAACGCCAGTTGTTGTTTTCTTTGCTTCATTGATAGTAGTTGCTACTTTCTTTGAAACATTAGTTGATGCATTATGAAAGCCTTTAAGGATATTTTCCATAGCTTTAATATCTGCTGTTTTCACACCAGGTGCAGTATCAATGATGCCATCAGCTTCACGTGCTTGTGCTTCTTGTTGTGCTTGTTGTTTAACCCCACTCTTATCACCGTTAAGTGCTTTCATAAGATTACTCATTGCGTCTACATCTTTTTTTGTTGGTGCTGTCATTTTTGCCTCTTTCTATTATACAGTTCTATAACCACGTAGTGTTGGTACCAACACACCTTTGTGTGTTAGTTTATCAGCTATCAATCCTTCACGGTCTGATAGCTGTGATTCATTAACATATTCATTCTCTGTGAAGAATTTCATGATTAAATCATTTTCTTCTTCTGTGATCATTACATATAGACCACCTAGAACTTCTGTAAGTCTCATAGAAACTCCTTACTTATTAATCTTATTCAAAAGATTTCTAAATTGTGTCGCTGTCCTTGGATCGCTTGCTAATTTTTCAACTGACGATGCTTGTGCCGCCATTGCTTTGCGCTGGATTGGAGATAATGTCTTACCTTGGCCCGCTTTATCTACCGCATCCGCCGCTTGCTGACCTGTTGCGCCACCTAAGTTCTTTTTGCCTAGACGTTGCATAGATTGTGCTTTCTGTGCTGATGGAGCTGATGTTTTGTTTGCTCTCATTTCACTTGGAGATACAGTGCCGCCACCTGAGTATGCTTCTCTCACAAGCCCCAATAATTCTTTAATCGCTTGCTCATCACGGTCACGCAATGAACGCATTAGATTGACATAATCAGGAAAGTCAAGAGATTTCATACGCTCACGCACATCATCCTCTGATGCTCCAGCCATATCAGCGATATTTGCTAGGCGTGTATTGTATGGTGTTGCTGTTTCGTTTAGCATTGCTTTTTCTATGTCTTTTCTTAATGTCATTTTCTCTCTACCTATTTAGTGACTTCAATCTACGTGAAGCTGGGTTCATACGCTTTGTCATCTTTGACTTTCTAGCCATTCTAGAACCCATTTTAGCTTTAGTACGTGCTAACGTGAAACGCTTTTTAATATCTACTGGTTTGAAACACGATGTTGGGTTAGCGACTGTCTTGCCCTTTAGTCTGCCACTTGCACAACGATACTTACGAACAACTGATTTACCTTTTCGGGCATATACCAGCTTTGCTTCGTCTAGTGCTTCTTGTGTTCCAATAATTTCTTCAATGAGCATTAAAACGTTACCTTAAATACAGAAGTTAGTAGTGCGATTAACATAGTACCAAATAAGGTTGACACTGCCCATACTACTACTTTCTTTAGTTCACTGATGTCTTCTTTGATATCAGTATGATTTTTCTCAATCTGTGTTTCGACTCGTGCTATTGACTGGTCGATGTTTTTAAATCTTTCGTGATTTGCAGCAACATGTACATCAAGTTTTTCTGCTTCGACACGTGCTAGTTTAGCTTCTATTTCAGACATTGTAGGGCTCCAATGATTAATTGTTTCTTGTATTTATCATTGTAGCTTGTTTTATTTATCTACGAACAAAAAACCCGACACAATAAATGCATCGGGCTAACATCTCTTGCTTAATGTGTGTCCATATACTGTACGATACTGTAACTATGTACATGTGACCCCAATACCATCAGATGAGTGGGTGCGTACCAAAGAGAATTATTTAATAAATTTATAGTAGTTCTGACATTGCAAATTCAATATTTGCTGGTGATGATAGAGTAACGTTATTGATTGTCACGCCTTCAAAAATTTCTTTAAGAATTGAAACTGTGTCACCATTTCTTTCGAAGACCGCACCGTGTTCAACTGCAAACTTAAAGATAAAGCCTGGACCTGTTAACGTTGGTGCTAGTACGTCTAATGTTACTGCTATAGGGTTATTCATAATGACTGGTTGTGCTACTAGATTGATTAAGTTGCATACGTCATCGAAGTTTTGTTGTGTTTGGTCAGTTACGTCACCTGTCGCTGTAATATCTAAACCTGAAACATATAATGTATAAAAGTTAATATTACCTGACAAATTCTCGCCTGCTGATGCTGCGCCATGTATTCTCGCCATTGTTAATCTCCAATGTTAATTATAGTAGTATTTATCTTCTAGCCAATAAAAAAGACCCAGTAAATTAATACTGAGTCTTTTGTTTTAACCTGGGGGGTTTAAACTTAGTAGTCGAAATCTGCTACTACGTAGTTGCCGCCTAGTGCTGCTTGTAGATCAGCCGCTGACCATGCGCCGTTGTTTTCAACTGCGATACGTGCTGCGCCTGCGCCTAGGATTACTACTGTTGCACGTGTTGATGCTGTTTCAACTACGTCTTTTGCAACGATGCCATCTACGTTTGAGATGTCGAAGTGTACTAGTGAACCTGTTAGGAATTGACCTGCGTCATATGATTCGTGTGCTTTTGCCATTTTATTTCTCCATTAAATGTTTGCGAGACTATGTGTCTCTATACTATTATTTATCTTTTTTGTTCAGTTATTTGTCCCTTGACTGAAACTTTCCGCCAAGTTTTCTACCTGTCTGATATGAGGTTTTACCTAGATATGAACCTAGCTTACCTGCACCATAGATTGCGCCTACTGCCGCAGCCGCTTTGACAATTGGCTTATCCCAAATCTTTTTCTTTTTATCTTTCTTATCATCAATAATGAAGTTGCCGCGCTTCTGAAACTTTAGAAGTGCTGGTGTAAGTTCACTGCGCATTGCTGATGAACGCATATACTGTGCCATACGTGTTACTACTAGCGCACGTTGATTTTGATTTAGATTATCCCAATCACCTACCAGTCTGCGCATAGACTTTAACATACCATCTTGTACGTTCAACTGTCTTTCTAAACGCATTAGCATAGATTTCTCGAAACTAGCATTAGATTTGTTTGTACCGATATGATTTAGATAGCGCATTACATCTGCTTTCTTAACACTGATACGAGACATAGCAACTTTATCTTTATCGCTAGAATAGTCTTGGTCTTTGCCCATAAGTCTATTAAGAGCAATATATAAGTCTGTGCCGCTTGTTCTAAAGTAATCAAAACTCTTGAATGCTCCTGTACGACTAGCATATTCACTAGCTAGTGGTGCAAAGTCGTAATCTTTGTTGAATACGTTTAGCATCATTAACTGTACGAAAGCTAGATTTGCCGCATCATCTATATTGACACTGCTTGCAATCTTCTTGTTTCTAAACAAACGACTTTCAGTAAGTTCATGTATGAGTTGTAGCTTACTATCATTATTTTCTTCGAATGTGTGACCACCTTCAATCTGTGCCCACTCATTTGCTGTATATTTTTTCTTACTCATCGTTCATCTCTTTAAATCTATCAGCAAGTTCTTTAATCTTATCACTTGCATATGTTTTACAGCATCTAGGAATAAATGAGTGTAAAGTAATTGCAATCACTGCAATTTGAAGTTCTAGTGCGATGCCCATTGCAAATTGTGCATGTTGTAGTGGACCCATCTGTGCTTCTTTTAAGTGTGCTTTGCATTCTTTACTAAACATATTATCTTTCCTTACTCATATTTGCAGCACTGAAACCACTGCGATTTACTAATTTACTGTCACCTTGACCAATAACATAGCCCTCGCCGCCGCGTTCTCCAGCTGTATACGCTTCTACATCTGCTTCTGCTGAGTCTAACTGTCCGATAATATCATTTTTTACAGCCATTAAACTTGTGATAACTGTGAATAGTGCTTTCATTCCGTCTGCATTATTGTTAACATGATTTGCCATACGTTCACGCATTGACTCTGACATTTTTTCATTCGCTAACCACTGACCCCAATCACTTACTAGATTGTCTAGCTTACGTGCTTTTGTCATGTTGTTAACGTACTTGTATAGTGCTTGCTTGAACGAACCTAGCTTATTAGATTTTAAGAATTCATCTTCTAGTAGGGAATCAATCTTTGATGCATTTTGTCTTGCAAATGCTGTTACTTTGTCTAAGTTGTCTGCTTCTACTTTAGGCGCTTGTGTGACTGTTACAGGCGGCATGATAAGCAATCTACCAGCGTTTAGTTCTGATGCATCTACTTTAGATTTAGAACCGTCTAGTTCAATCTTAGCATGTAGTACTACACCTGACTGACTTTGCGAAATCTGTTTACCAATGTCACTCTTTTGTTTAACACGATATGTAACAATGTTTGGAGTAAACTCATAATGACCATCATCAACACCTGGTGTTGTAAAGTATAGTAGATCACCGTGTACATAGCCTCTAAATTTCTCTGGCGTAGCTTGCTCATAGATGTCCCAAATGTTTGTCATCTTTTTAACAAATGCTTTTCTATTAGCATCTGGAGCCTCTTTGCCTCTACGCAAGAACATAGATGACATTTCTTCTTTGCTTGTAACTTTCCCATCGTAGCCCTTTGCACCGAAACCTGATTTATCAGTTAGTACAAACTCTCCATTTTCATTACGACCAAAGATAACTGCTGGAGAACCATCCCATTTAACTGTGATATTATCCGGTGATGTTTCTAAGTCTTTCAATGTTTTGATTGCTTTTCCAATACCCTGAGTACCGTGCCAGATAGCAAAATCTTCTACGTGTTGAATACGTGCATCTTCTCTTAGCGGTGCTTTAACTTCTACGCTTTCGCCTAGTTCGGTTGGTACACCTGCACCTTGAATACTTGGATTTGATTTGAAGTCTTTGAAAATCTTTTGTGCTAGTTCTTCTGGATAGTTTTTCTTAACTGCCGCATACAATGATTCAAAACTGTACAAATCATCTGCGCTATCTAGCTTTAAGATTTTTGCCCAATCTTTTGGATCCTTAAATGGGCCTTTGATTGTTTCATTCTTATTTGCTTTAGTATGACCTATTCCACTTTTCTTTTCAACTGGTCTGCGAATTACACGCACCATACCGTCAGTAGGAGAGAACATCCAACGTTCCATCTCTAGTGGTCTGCCGTCACTTGTAGTTTCTTTACTTGCCTTTACATCAATTGCGCCTGCAATTGAAGCAATCATAATATTACGATGAATGCCTTTATAGTTACTACTTCTACCGTCTTGACTCATTTCTTTTGAGTGAGGGGAGTGGTAGTAGTTCTTCATAAAGTCTACATCACCAGGCATGAAGTCTACTTGTACTTTACCGGTACGTGTCTTGCCATCTAGTTGCTTATCTGGATCATAGTTAACAATATCAACTACGGTCATAAACACACTTGACTTTTTGATTTCTTGAATGCTTGGTGCTGCTTCTAGTCTTTCAGCAAAGTCTGCAATCTGATCTTTATCTAGCTTAACTGCAATATCAATATCGCCACTGAACTCTTTCTTACCAACAGAACCTAGTGCATTCTTAATTAGTGGAATACCCAATTCTTTTTCTAGCTTCAATAATGTAGGTTTAATTTCACTGTGATGAATAATACCCACACCTGGCATTGCGCCGCCTTCACTGATAGTTGTGCTATCCAGTAAACTAGCCATACGCTTGTGAAAGCCTTTTTGCTTTAAACGAGGTTTACGTGGACCTCTAAATCTACGTTCAATACCTTGACTTAAAATAATCTCACTAATCTTCATAATTGTCTCTTTCCGAATGGGCTTTCTCCAGTCAACTGAGGACGAGAAAACCATAATTTAAACCATTCAGGAGTGCCGGGCTGAATATCATTCTTACGTTGATATTCGCCTTTTTCCGTACCAGTATGAGAGATATTCTCCTGATGTTGTGACACATCATAAGGTTTATATATCCCAGCAAGAACTTTTAATTGTTTTAGTTGTGTTTCTAAATCCACTTACTTCTTCTTTGCACTAGTCATGCCTCTCTTAAACTTACGAGGGTCTTTGGCACGGATACTGTTGACTAAACGCTTAGTCAAGTCACTGGCAACATCTTCGTCAAAAGTACGTTCAATGTACTCCATAAGATTAATTGCGCCGACAATAATGTGTTCACCCTTTTGTTCAACAAGGCGTTCTTTTTCTAGTGAAAGAGAATTAAGTTCTTCGAACAGGCTTTTGCGCTTAGTCATGATAAAATCTCCGTTATAGTGTATTTATCAAGTTTCGTCAAAAGCGGAACGAGACTTAGTTTTGAGCATTGCTCTAAGAGATGATGCGGCTTGGCCTTTATCCATTACTGGAGTATCATCTTCTTCTTTAGTTACAGTTGTCTTTTTGCGTAGTTGATCCACTACACTTGACGTACCTGAACTAGTAATATTGTTGTCTGAATTTTCACTTGTATCATCTGAGATACGCAAACTATCTCTATCGAATACGAGATTTACCTTACTACCTACACCACTAGATGAACGAGTTTTTAGAAGCTGTAGTTGATACTGTCCACGTTCACGCATAGCGTTAGATGTAAAGATACCAATCACGTTATCTGCTGTTTGAATTTTAGAGATACCACCAGCGATGTGCGAGTGATCAAATTCAATTTCTTCAACTGCACTACGGTTCAACTGTGATGCTGTTACTAACACAGAACCAGTCTCCATAGCGAAGTTACGCATTTCTTCTGTTACGTATTTGTCTTTAGTATAAGTATCACCTGCTTGTACTTTCATAGTCGCAGGAGTAAGAAGGTCGAGATAGTCAACGCACAAACAATCGACCTTCTTACCTGTCTGGATTTGTAACTCTTTCAGATATGACCTAATGTCATTAACGCTTGACCCTGATGGGAGATATTTGATTCTAAGCTGTCCGGACTGTTTACCTTTTGCTTTGACCATCAGTTCCACTTCGTCCAAACTTTTAAAGATGCCTTTTGTACTTCTGTCCGTCTGCATTGCATACATACGCATCGATGAAAGCGATTCCGAAAGTTCCAGAGTGATGTAGACACAATTAAGACCAGCCTCTGCCCAATTCAGGCTCATATTTTGCATGAATAGAGATTTGCCTGCGCCAGAGCCTCCTGCAAAAATCGTGATCTCCCCACGATTAATGCCACCATATAGCTTATCATCAAGGGCTTTCCAGCCTGTAGTCATTTGACCGTTATCGTTTTTCAGTCCTTCCAATACACCTCTAGGGTCAGCAAAATAATCTGTACCCAATGAACGTGCCAGTCCGGTTTGAACTGCTTCCTTGATTCTAAGTTCTACTTCACCGTATTTGCCAGTCTCCAACAAATCAGCACTATCGATAATAGCCTTCTCAATAGCCTTATGTCGGCAGAATGTTTCAAATTCATCAACAAACCATTCGATATGCTGGTCGATGTTATCCAGTTTCTCTACAGTCACTCCCGTTTCTGCCTTAACCATTTCAAGACTTGGGATAGATGAATATTCATCACTGTGTGCGATTAACTGCTTTACCACAGGACGGACGCTGCGGTCAAAGTATTCAGGCTTAATGATACTCCGAACTCTTGAATAAAGTTCTGGATCACTAAACATGAACTGTACGAACAGTTGTTGTAAATCGGGGCTATAATTTTTTACTTCTGACATTCTCTCACTATATCAAAAAATGGTTACATTGTCAAGCTATTTCTTAATAGCAAATCGGTCTGCGGGTCTATAGAAAATCTTTTGATTATGGAATCGTCCAAGAAGTTCACGCAATTCGGACACTTCTTTTGCTAATTCGGCATCATAGTTTTCCATTAGTTTCATAGAACGCCTGGATACTTTGGCATTTAATGCGTTCTCAATAATTTCTAAGTCTCTGACAGATAATTTAAAGTTCTCATTAGGTTTTACCATAACCCTAATCCTCTTCCATTGTGCTTTTTAATGTAGCCAAGACGTTTTCAAGTTTGATCAACATATCAGTACGTACACAAACTATTTGAACTGGTCGATGCACTCTACCTTCGTCAGTTTCTTCAGTAGCGTCAAGAAGACTAAACAACTCCTTGACTGCTACATCATATTGGTCACATTTACTTTTTAGACTCATGATATCATCCAGCCTGTATCCTCTGGCATCCTTACAGTTCTTGCCCAAACTTTAAGCCACTTGCGTTGTCCGCTCATTAGTAAGTCTCAATAATGTGATCTGCGATTCCATGCTTCAGTGTTTCCTCTGGGTTCAACCAACAGTCACTTTCTGGAAGTAACCATTTGCGAATATATGCTTCGTTCTTACCAGTACATTTCTTGTAATGATCCATCATGCGTTCGGTTGATAGTTCGAACTCTTTTACGATAGACATTAGTTCGTGTTCTTTACCACGTGATCCCCAAGAGTACTGGTGTGACATTACACTTGTATTTTGTGTGATATAACGATGTCCTTTTTCGCCTGCCATCATTAGAAGCACACCACATGATGCAATCATTCCCATACCGTATGTGTATACTGGAATAGAACTTTGTTTAATTACGTCAATTAGATGGAACGCACTGTTAACTGCGCCGCCCGGTGAATTAATATATAGATGAATTACTTCTGGGCGAGTATCTTCTGGCATCATATTGTATTCCATAATCATTTTGACTAGTGGCATACAGTTCTCTTGATTGAACTCTTTGTCCATGAATAGAACGCCTGCATCGTACAGTAGTTCACCTGGTTTCTTTGGTTGTGCCGGTGGTTGTGGCATAGGCATCGGTGGCGCGGTTGGCGCTACCTTAGGTGTCGGGATTACTTTTGTCGTTTCCGCTGGTTTTTTAGCCGGAGCTTTTTTCGTTACTTTCTTCTTAGGTGCTTTAGCCATTTTATTTCCTTATCCTAAACGCATCTTTACGTTAATCTTTGTACTATTACTTATACTACCGTCGATAATACTTTTTAGAGTGTACAGTTTACCATATCTCTGTATAGCATCTCCCGCATCTTTTAAATCATCTTCCCATCTTGGGAAAGATACACTCCATCCATTTTCGATAGCTTGTTTAATTAATTTCTCACCTGCTTTATCTCTGTCAGGACAGACAATCACTTCACCTTTGAATTGATTGATATAATCTATTTGTGTGTCGCTTGCTTCATTACTCATAATCGCTACTGCATCTAAACATGCCGCATCAATTGTCCCTTCTGTTACTATCAAGTACTTTCTATTTCGTTTGATAGCATCTATATTATAGAGAAAGTCTTTGGGTGTCTTACTCATATACTTAGCTTCGTTCTTACCAGTAAAGTCTCTGCCACTATATCCAACTATCCTATCTCCTTGCAAGAAAGGAAATATAACACGCTGTCTGAATACAGGATGCGGAGACCAATATGTATCTACAAAATCGTATATGCCTCTATCTAATAGATATTTAGCGGCTGATATAGCACGTTCATCTGGGCTGTCACTGCGTAGTATATCTTCTAGCAATTCAGAACCTTCTGGAAGTTCGCATTCTTTGAATGATGGTATACGTGTTACTTGTGTTTTGCTAATGAATAGTGTTGGGCCGTCTGCTAATTCTTTTTGTCTAATAGCGTCAAGTTGTAATCGTTTGATATCGCTTTCTGGCATACCAAGATTACGCAATAGTACTAGCATCTTCTTATTAAGGACCCTACCGGACTTGTGTGACGCTGTAAACCCACAGTTAAAGCAATGATACGATACACTCTCATTGTCGCTTCTGATACCGCCACGTTGACGTGTATCATTACGTGCTTCACCATTGTCTACACAGCATGGACAATTAAAAGACAACCAACCGCCGGATGATTGTCTTCGCTGATGTGGAAGGTGTGAATATATTGCTTGTTGTAATTCCATAACTATACTATAGCAGATTGTACCTTGCTTGTCAATGCATTATATAAGTCTTCTTGTGTATAGTCAAGTTCCATTTCTTGCAAAACATCATCTGTCAGATAGTTATAAAGCTGGGTAGCTTTTGTATGTGTATTCGAATTCTTAATATTGTCTCCAAGTAAGGTTGATTTAACGCTGTGCATAGCTTTGTCCAACGGAACAATAAACTCGTCTCCATAATCTTTATTACCTAGAATGTGGTCACAATCAAATACACAACGCAATCCTCGTGCTGTATTATATGCTAGTTCTAAATCACCAGAATCAATCTGTTCTTGTAACGCAGGATAAAATACAGTATAAAGCCATTCCTTTGTATATCTAGGCCATATTTTGATGTTCGCATTCATAGCATTCAACAATATCGAACTTCTATCCCAAAGTTCATAGTACTTTTTTAGTTTACCCCATTGTGTAGGTTTCGCCACTGCAAACACTTCTTCGTGGATTTCACATAATGAACGGTAGAGTTTATCACCCGTGTTGACATCCATTTCACCAGGAACAACCTTAGGTCTATGAGAGCATCCGGGGAAGCAACATGTTACTCCCCCATTGATGTGTGATGTAAGACTACCATTAGATTCATAGAGAACCTTATCATCTGCTACTGTATATGAAGTGTTTAGTTTCATTTTATGCTACCGCTTCAAGTTGTGCTAAACGCTGTAGTAGTTCTTCTTTTTCTTTTGCAACAGCCTCTTGCTTTTTAACTTTGTCTACACCCTGAGGATTGACAAGTTTTGCAAGTTGTTGAATGGAAGAGATTGATTTTTTACCATCTTTAAAGAAATAAGACTTATTCTTATCGCCTGTATAAAAGACAAGATTCTCTAGAGTATGCGCTGATACTTGATTGTCATTGTCTACTACTGTATATGTGCGCAATGCCTTAACGTTGATTTGACCGTTTGAGCTAAACAGATTATCCCAAGCCTGTGTGCCAAAACATGCAGAATGCAATTCTAGTAGTACGCGCGCCGCATATTCAAACTTCTTACCATCATCGTGCTTGACGCCTTCTTGCAATTCACGATTAACATCAACCATGTTACCAAGAACTTGAAACGCGCCCGGCTTGGCATAGAAGCTGACAACCTGTTCAAACTCTTCTACTAGTGCTTTGAATTCTGCGGAGTTATGGTCAAACTTGAAGCCCATTGCTTTGTAGTCCCGCACTGCTGTTTGAAATACATTGTTCCAGACCATCAGATCCATATCATTGAAGCCTACAACTTCGCCTCGTACAACTGACATACGACTTGCCATATACATACATGCATCTCCCCATCCCGGAGTGAAGTTCATGCCATTGTTCATCATTGTAGTCAGCAACTTTTCAAAGTCACCAGAAAACCCACCAAGTGAATCATTTGACAGGCCCGTTGTAGCACCTACGTTTACCATCATGTTCTTAACTACATCACCGATTGCACGTTCATAAGAACCTTCTTGCATCTTGGTCAAGTGAACATTGTTGATATTGTTCGGGATCTCTGCCTTTTCGCCTTTGTTATTCTTACGAAAGATTTCAATTACTCGGCGACGGACAGCATCTTTATCATCACATTGCAAAGGACATGTACCATCATGGTCAAGATAGACTTGAACAAATACAGGATTATCTTGTAGCATACGTTCAATCATATCTGTTGACCGAGTAAAGTCTGCATCTTTTTTCAATACACCCTTTTCATCATCGAAGAATGTGTTAACCCAACTTTGAATAACTTCTGGCATCGTATTGATAACGGTTCCGTTACCACCATCAGCAATTACATACGCTTTGCCTTCTGCGTCTACGACTGACGAGTCGATAGCAAGTCCGATAGCAGGTTGTACCATCTTAGGATCATAGTTTAAGAAGTGTTCTACTTGTTCATCTGGGTTAGCTAGGCGTTGTCCTGGAGCGTCCCATGCGTTCTCACGCATCGGTTCTAACCAATAGCAGTCTAGTACATTTGCGATTGCAAAGCCGCCACATTTCGTCACACCTTCATTTTCTGCAATGCGTCCTTTTTCAACCATTAGTTTTCGTGACATCGAAAGTACATCTTTGGAACTCTCATACATTTTCATAAGTGCTTGCGGTTGATACTTTGCAAGATTAAAAAGCAAGACAGATACACAAGTAGCAGTGTTCGGAGATTCATTTTGAGAAATGAAACCAAGTGGGTTCATCGGCAATGCTTTTTGAATTTTGTTGCGTCTGTTCATACCAGACCTGATTAGTTTTTCTTGTTGTGGGGTCATCATATGACTATTCCTCTTCTCTGATTACTTAATTAATATAACATGATTCGCAGATTTGTCAAGTTTTTTTATGCAACATCAAAAAAGCGCAATTCAAATTCGTTTACGGTTAGTGTTTTACGTGCTTGCAACACAGTCTCACGTGAGTACTTTGCTACAAGTTCGTTGATATCGTACTTGTTAAACAGTTCAGGAAACACTGAATCTGCTGTGCGTTCATCTGTCAGCACTTGGTACATCTTCTTGTAACGCTTGAACATGCGCTTGACAGACGAAGATTCGTGAAAACCTCCTGACATTGAGAGGTTTACGTTAGCGAGAGTGTAAGAAGATGCTACTAGTTTTGTCATTTCAGATGCTTTAACTGCTTCTGCTTCTTCTTGTACATCGGTATCAACAGCAATCACTTCTTGCGTCAACTCACTATAGTTATCAGTGATGAATGAAGTCAGAGTGTTGTTCTCATGACGCTTCTGTGTTGACAGGTACTTTGTTTTCAAGTACTCAAGTTCATTCAAAGACATTGACTTCTTGTTCGTGCGAACATAAGCAGTTTTTGTCTTTTCATTTTTCAAGATCATTACGTTATACATGATAGTACCTCTCTCTGATTACTTAATTAATATAGCATGATTCGCTGATTTGTCAAGCTATCTTTTTTAATTTTTCTAAGACTTCCCACATTTCTACCAATACAGGATGAGTTTTTCCTTCGAGACCTGGCATGTTATCGTAAACCAAGTCATGTACTTCGCCCAACTTTTCTTCGACCACTTCCATTATTTCTTCTTTAGTAAGAGTCATAACATCCCTTTCTCTCTGATTACTTAATTAATATATCGTGATTCGTTTTATTTGTCAAGATATTTCATCGTACAAGTTATCTTCATTTGACATCATTTGTTCATAGAACTTTTTATGTGCTGATATATAATCAGGTTGATTTAAACGCTCGATTACAAAGTCACGATTTTTGAATTCGTCACTCATTACATATTCATTGAATAGTTTTGAATACAGTTCTTCATCATATGCTTCGACATTGAATGCATATTCTCCCCACACACGTCTTGCTGTGACGTGTTCTTGTTGTGTTAAAAGTTGTGATGTGTGAAGTGATGTGAGAGCAGGTTCAGTTACGATATAAGCAGGTTTTTGATTGTCTAGCATTTTATTATCCCTATTATTGATTCAATAATAAAGATAACACGATTCGCTATATTGTCAAGTATTAATTTCGTAGAAGTACTTTAGTAATTTCGCCAGCTGTTTTCGTGTAAGAGATTCGTATCCAGTTTACATTTGCTTGTACAACGTAACCCTGCACGCCTGTTTCATTGTTAATACGAATGTTAGGATCATATACTAGGTCTGGTGTTAAGTCGAACCAATCATCATCGTTTGTACTCGGTTGAACTGATAGATCGCCCTGAATGTTTACATCGCCTGTAAAGCCATCAAAGTAAAGAGCAAACGTATGAAGTGAGCGTGACTTGATTGTGTTACCACTACCGTCGAATACTGTTGTTACATACTTTTGACCATCATCGTAGAATGTAGTTGTCTCTTGTGAATCTTCAAACTCTGGATAAACATCATCAATTACTTCAATCGTACCTTTAGCATTATCATTTACATCTGTATAAATGATTTGTTCTACACCGTCTTCAACCGTATACATCGCAAATTGATAAAATCCCTCTGGTAACATAATATGGTCTGCAGCATGGAGTACTAGGGAACACATACCTTTTTCTGCATTTTCAATAGTCAAATATCTGAACAATACGTTTTCACGACTTTCACGGTCATACATCTTCCAAATGACTGTCTTGTTAGTCAAGTCAATTGGTTTTCTATCTGTATCTTTAATTTTAAATCTAAGAGTATTATCTATACCCTTGTGTAGTTTGTGTGTTCCGTCATACATTGGCATGTTTCCTAGGTAGTTGTTCATAGTAGTGGTGTTGTTCCCGTCCAAACACACTACTTCGATTTCTCGCTCATATTGAAATACATTATAATTAATCATAGTTGTATTTATCTCCCAGGAGCACTAAATTTTTCTATAAATATGGGTATGATTAATAAAGAAAATATTCTAATAAACTACGAAGGAGTTACGGGTGGGGACTTCTTACGTAGCTGTTTGTGGATTTTAAAGAACCCAGATAAAGATTTATACATAGACCAAAATAATCACCTGAGATTAGGTTCTGAATGGCTATTTAAGATCATGCCGACTGGACAAGTTGTTCCAAATCCAAATGTTTCAAGATTGATGGATCTACTAAGATGGACTAATTTAGACAATAAGAGACAAAGAGGTTTAAAGGTGCAGACTAATTGGGAGATATATTTAAAGTACGAATACAACATGCAACGCATGAACAGGAATCTAGATAGCGATTCACTAAATTCTAACGTTGACATCCAAATAACACATGACCCATGGGAAGTTAGCACCAAAAGATACTGGGAAGTTAAAAATATATTAAAAGAAAGAGACCACCATATTTCTGAAATTTTTAACCATAAATGGGATCACGTATATTGGATATTTAATCAATCACTAGAAGACACCGCTTGGAGTTTATATTTTGATTCAGTTAAAAACATACACTATGATAAAGATACCGATGCGATAATTGAAGATGCCAAAAGAAGACTAGAGTCTCCAAAGTGGCTAATTAAAGGTGCCGGCATAAAAGATAACAACATAATATCACACGGTGATTTATTAGATGATAAAATACATACTTTTTTTAATTTAGAAAAAACAGATATATACGAACATTGGTATGACATATATAGCAAAGTGAATAAATTAAAAAATCCTCCAACAAAGTACTACGAATTACTAGAACTCATAAAAAGTAACGATTTAAATGTTGTATAAATATAAGTATGATTGATGATGAAAAGGTAAAATGGATGCAGGAGAACTATCCGTTCTTCTCTTGTGTGCGTTACGGTAAAAAAGAATACCGTGAGTACATCGGTATTTTAATTAATACTGACAATGTTATTACCTCTATGTATAATTTCGAAGATATACCAACTCCAGAATTACGAAAAGAGTTTATCGAACTTGGAGAACAATGGTGGTGGGAGTCAAATAGACTTATACCAATTAACTTGTTCTTGGGCTCACAGATTTCAGTTTATAAAAACTGGATTACTAATATGAATTCCAAAGATGTGCAAATCATGTGGGGACCAGAAACGTCACTGAATAATATTATTCAAAAACGTATCAAGCGCCGTTCTGTGCAACTTGTTCGCAAAATAGATTAAGCTGAACTACGATACTTACTGCATACGCTACAGCGTGTGCTTTTTTAAAATAGTAAGCATCACCTGAAGGCCTAGTCCATACTTCTGCTTTGATTACTTCCTTTGTTTCATTCAGCAAATATCTTTTTGCTGGACGAATAATAGCCAGTACCTCTGCAAGCTCCATAACACTTTGTGGCTTTAGTACTCGCAATACATCGATGTGGTTAGAAACGTGCGCTAGATTCTCTACGACTTCCCGATGCTGAAATAGATCCCAAACAGGTTCACGTTCCATTAAGTCATTCAAATGTGCTTCGTCTCTTACCCCATCATATAATGAGTTGTTAAGAAAGTCTAGTTTGAAGTAGCCGCGTTCCTCTGCTTCTTTGTATTCAATGCTTGCTAGATTAGATGCAGGATCATGCGGAATAGCGTGTACATACACTCCGCTATTGTGCTTAGTATACACACCATTCTTATTGATAGATGCTGGAATGTGTGGCAGTTTTTCTAGAACTACATCACGGTTCAGTACATCAATATCAATATCTGTTTGAGTTTTCATTTCCATACCATTATGAACATTGCTGCATCATTGTCATCCTCAAAGAATAAATCTCCACGATGTGCTACATAGTATCCATTACAATTGTCGTTGCACCAGTCAATCAATTCTGTTAAAACACCGCTGCCCGGAACAATTTCTTTTTCAAACTTAATACCTTCTTTAGATACAGGAGTCCACTTTAGAAACTCTTTGTTATCAAAGTCAGAGAAAAACTTTCGCCTATCCCTCACTTCACCTCTAATCTTACGAAGTCTATCAAGCAAGTCTTTTGTTCTGCTTTTATTCATTAAAGAAATCATCATATTCTTTTTCAAAGTTGGTTATAAACTTTTTATAATAGTCTGGCGTAGATTTAATCTTATCAAGTGTACTATTGCATAACTTTTGTAAAATCATTAGTTTTTTTTCTTGGAATTCTTTCAAGTGCATATCAAACTTAGCTTGATTTACATTTCCATAACATCTAATACAATCACTATCAAATTTATTGATATCGCCTATGTCTAATTTTTGTTCATCAGTTAAGTGATGTGCTGTCCATCTACTAACTTTTAATCGGTTTACAAACAAAACAAATAGTTGTTTAATATCTAATTTTCTATGACCACCGTTACTTGTAAAATACTCGTTACATGCACTCAATAATATACTATCAAAACTATCATCAATTGTCAAGAACTTTATATTAGTTTTAGTTAAATTGTTATTTAACGTTCTACATAAATTTTCAGAAATAGAATCAAACTGGTTACTTTTTGGCAATCTAGAATGAGTATTGAATATAATGTTCTCATAATTTGATATTATATCATTATCCAGTAATTTGGGGAAATCTAAGAAAATTTTGTGCGAAAGCATAAATTCTGTATACCGCTCAACATGTTCGTATCCGCCTCCGCGACAACTTAATGGATATTGATTTCGTAAGACCGAGGAATTATTAGCGTACCAATATCTTTCGCCGCCATTGTAACTAGGAGAGAAAAATCCATCTACAGAATTAGATACTATATCGCATACGAAATCACCGTACACACCGGGATTATATTCTAACATGTGAGTACCGATTTTTATTTCATCTGGAATTTGCATCTACTTTACCTCGACACCAGCAGTAAGTTCACAATATTCTTCAATTTAATATTCCTTTATTACAATTCCCACGGGAATGCGATCCAGTTTTCTTCTTCATCAGAGAACTCTGCGCTCCAGTAGTCAGTATCTACAATAGAGTTTGGACTACTCAGTAGTGATGCAAAGCGGACATTGTTATGCCACACTTCATTCCAACGTTCTGCATTTGGTAGACAACCTGCTTGCCAATCTTTCATGATCCATTCCATAGCGTCTCCGCCACGATTAATATCATCAATGATAAGAATATCCTTTGGATCCTTTTCATACCCGAATGCATCTTCAGCCATCCAACAATTGCTCTCAGTATTTTCATCAAGACCATCTGCGGCAAGTTGAACGCACAGTGTGTGCATTGGGATACCAGTCATATGAGAAAGCATAACTGCCGGAACAAGTCCGCCACGAGTTATACCAACAATATAATCTGGTCGCCAATTATCTTTGTACATTGACATCGCAATATCACGAATTGCATATTCAGTTTTATTCCAATCATAAGTTATAGTTTTCAAAACGGGAACTCCTCGTCGTTTTCGTTATCGTCTTCATACAACATAGCTTCTGCGGCTTTATATTGTTCATATAGACTTTGTAGTAATTCATATTTATCTAGTAACTTTGGATCAGGTTTCAAGATACCAAGACGTTTTTCAATAGCATCTATCGCATTAAATAACTCTGAAACTTTTCTATCTTTCCCATCAACTTTTAAAGTAATATCGCTTTGTGATGGATCCGACAATGTTATATTTCCTATATTTGATATATCTATAATATCAAGTGTATCATCAAGTAAATCAGAATAATAGCTTGTATCCTCTACAGAAGGAACAACAGTGGATACCAATTCTTTAACAGATGATCCCATTTCCCTGCGATAAACCGTATCGCCATTGTCTGGAGACTCGTAGATATAAGGCTTAATCATGTCATCGATTTCATCATTCGTCTTCATCTTTTTCTACCTTCTTGATAGTCCATGATCCATCAGTGCCTTCAACCCACTGTAAATCGTCCCCTTCTTTCCAACCCAATTGTTCTAACAATCGTTGTGGCAATTCGATAAACGGTTCGCCTGTATCGGGATCTTCTTGAATTACTAGAGTAGAACTTTCTTCTACACTACTTACTCTTTTAGTACTCATAGTCCAGCCTCCTTTAATACCATCTGTACAAAATCTACATCTTCTTGGCGCGTAGAAAACTTTCTCTGCCAGAATGTAGGTTCTAAATATTCCATAATCATATTCTGTTCATGGTCTGTCATTGCTGCAATAGATGCATCACCAGAATCACAATTAAAAATAATCCAAGGGCTGATGCGTCCGGATTTGATCCAATGTATAAGACGCGGCCTGCTAATCTCCCTAAAGAATACATTATACGGTCTATCATTTTCTCTACTCCATTGTTGCATCAATAAAATGCCACGTTCTACTGCACGTTCTGCGGTTTCTTTCTTATTCAACTCCCTGATGTACGTTTCATACACAGAATCGCTACACCACTTATCTAATGCTACACTATTTGTTATAACAAAGTCAACAAATTTCTCTGGATCGATTGCATTTATTTCTAGTGTGTGTTTACCAAAACGTGTGAACCCAGTGTAGTAATTTGATTTTGCAAAGTGTTCATATGTCTTGGGCTTAGTTGCACCTTGTGTAATCTCGTAGAAGCGATTATATGCAAGGAAGCCGAGACGAACATATTTTTCATCTCGGTTAATCCACCTACGTTTCTGTTCGCACAAGTGAACAGATAATGTCTTTTCTTTTTTAAAAGACTTCTTACAAAATTGACATTCAAAGCTCATATGGACATTCTGTTTCTTCTACTATAAATCCACCTTCAATCAAAAACTCTGGATCATCGCCATCATCGTACCCATTATCATATAGGCAGTTTATACCTTCATCATGATAATTGTTTATAAAATCTTCGTAGTCTTTTGTGTCGTACTCTTCGCCAGTTTCTAAATTATAAAAAATGAATTCATCAGTGCCACTGTTTAACGAATTAACCATTGGTTCATCAAACTCTGCGTACACATCAATTGTTTCTTCTTTAGACTCAACTACCCCATCGTGTCCAATATCAAAGGATCCCCATTTCCAATTAGTATCGATTTTCAATCCGGTATTTGTATCTTTATTAATGAAATGTTGTATTTCACTAATGCCCCACTTCTGAGCATTTTGAATATTATACCACTTCATTTTTTCTTCCTTTTCTTCTTACCAAATATTTCTTCAATATCTTTTTCTAACATGCCCATATCAAACGCCATCTGCTTGATATCATCATCACTATTTAATTGTCTGTACAATTCAATTTCATCTGCTTTCATATGCGGATACGTCTCTGTTACAAACTCAGATATCTTATCTTTTTTCTTAGTAGATGTAGGAGGCTTGATCCATTCGTGATACTGTTTCTTACCTGTACCAGTGAGACACATTAGCTTCCAGATTAGTTCTTCATGCTTGTACAAGTCAGTGTAGTGCTTGTTGACGAACTCGTTTGCATCAAGTAGTGCATCACCCGCATTAGAACCTTTAACACTACTAATGTAACGTAGGAACAACCAGCTTGACCATTTCTTTTTGTGTTCATCTGATAGTCTCGCATACCAACCGAAGTCTCGGCGATCCACCGCTTGCAGAACATCATTCAGTGGTATCTTATCACTCATTTATAACCTCTAGGTGGAGCGATATATTTACCGCCATGTACTAACATAAACATACTACATATTGACTTGGATGTAAAGTAAAAACAATCGAAATTGTCAAAAACTTCACTCTCCCATTCATCTTCGAATAGTATCTCGGCGCACCATTTATGCGCAACATCAGATACAGAAGCATCTACTATCTGTACTCTGTGCATTTTATCCTGTGTCTTAGTCTTAGAAAAAATCATAACTGTTTAACAAATCTGGAATTCTGTTCATATCTTTAACAAAATATGCGCACTTTGGTTTATAACCATGTTCTAATGGAATAGCAAGGATATGACCGTATTTCAATTTAGGGAAGAACCATTTAACATCTGCGAATACGTTATTCACTCTAATAGGCTCCCAGCCCATAGTGAAGCCTTGGAGTGGATTAGTAACAATTGTGTCGAAGCTACGCTCATTAATACTTGTAAGTGGTATAAATTCAAGTTGCCCCAAGTCACGTTCACCAATAAGAATATTCCAATCAATTGGCATTTCAATTGTATGTGGACCAATGTTTAATGAAATACTTGGTGCATTAAATGTTTCGATAAACACCAGTGGAATAAAGAAGAAATCAGGTTCTGCTTTATCTGTGACATCCATTACACAATAACGTATGTCTTCTATTTCTTCTGGTAGACTATTCATTTCGAATGTCTTATTTTCTGGTGTTAAAATTTTCATTAGTATTTTACCTTGTCAATTGTGAATGGATATTCTGCATCCTTATAAAACTTTTTGCGTTCAGTTAGGTGTCGTTTGGCAAACTTACATCTACTTGTGACATCCCAGATTTGAACAAAATCTTTGTCTTTTGCCACACGTACCCCGCGACCGATAGACTGTATAACACGCACAAAAGACTTGCCAGGCTCCAAAAGAACCAAGTTGAAAATGCGAGGGATGTTAATACCAACAGCGGCAACACCATAAGTAGCAATAGTGATTGAATTAGTAGCTTCATTTATGTCCTTGTATGCCGTCTTCCTATCATCAGATTTCATCGAACCTTGTACGAAATCTGCTTCTGGAATCAGCTCTTGTAGTTTATTTCCTGAATTAATACGACTTGTTAGTACAAGCGTATTTCCTGTTTGCGATACTTCTTTAATCATATTCGCAATAAATTCTTGTCGTTTATCATCTTCTAATAAAAATTTAAGTTCACTCTGATAATTCGAATACTCCCCGGTTTCTTGCGTTTGAATTACATTAACATGACAGTTAGATAGTACGCCAATATCTTGTAGTTCTTTTGCCGCTAGTCTATTAACAACGCTTCCTAAACTTGCACGAATAGTTGCAAACTCATGATCCGACTTTGGAATAGTGCCTGTTAGTCCCCAACGCAGTGGAACATTTGCGAATACGCTAGTAAGCAAGTCTTTTAGTACGTCTGCTTTAGCCTGGTGTACTTCGTCAACCATAACGCATACAACATCTTCGATAAAATCCATGATGTTGTCTTCACCCTTCTTTGTTTTCTTCAACAAGCTATTGAGTGATTGCCATGTACAGATAGTATGCGTTTTGCCAATATCCTTACGGTCGCCGAAGTACACCCCGGCATCTAACCCACAGTTGATATAATCTTCTTCGGTCTGCCGTACCAAATCCTTATTCGGTACAATTACAATAGTGCGCCCATATTTTTCTGCCAGCTTAGATAATGTAGCAGTCATAATGGTCTTGCCTGCACCTGTCGCAATCTCTTGCAAACACTGTGGGTTCTCAATAAATTTATTTACTACATCAACTTGATAGTCACGTAGCATAATTTCCTGTCCTTCGACCGGATGACCTTCTGGCCATACAACCCCTTGGTCAGCCCAGAATCGTTCTGTTACTTGAGTGAATTCTAATGCTTCACTAGTACGATGGTCATCTACTTCAATTTCGTAACCGGCTTCCATAATGATAGGAAGTAAATCATCTAGTAGATTAATATATGTACGACCACCAACATCACAGAAGCGAACAGTACCATCCCAACGTCCCAACTTATATGCTGGCATATGATATGCATGTGGCAAGAAAAACTTTAGAGCATCCGAACACTTGCGGCGTGTTGCTGGATCTAGTCCATCTAGTTTGACGTTCACTTCGTCTTTGATTACTATCGTACATTTTTTCAATTGAACATCCAATCCATCATCATTTGTGCTTCTTCTGATAGATGCTCCGGTCCCCATTGCGGTTCAAAAGTAACATCAACACTTACAAGATTAACACCTTCAACTGTCTGTGCGGCATTTTTAACATCTGCAATAATGTCATCTGCTGACGGACAAAATGCACTAGTCAGGGTCATTGTGATATCTGCATATCCTTCCCCAACTGTTAGATTATAAATTAATCCCATGTTGTATACATCAATGCCAAGATCGGGATCGTATACTTCTTTAAGATTTTCAATAATCTTTTCTTTTGTTTCTTCGATATTCATAATAATATAATAACACTTTTAAGGGTAATTGTCAAATACAAAAAGACAGTTATCGGCACAAAAAGGAGCAAAAAAACCGATAACTGTCTTTGATAGATGAAGCGATTAACGCTTCATACAAGTTGTTTCTGCTAGACGCTTCCAACGATTATTTGCAGGAGCCATCTTGCACAAGTCTGCTAGTTTCTGAGCCATACGCAGTGAAATCTCACGCATACGCTTTTGATTTTCTTCTAAGAACGATACGATATCTACTTCTTGATCCTTGCTCAGACCTTTAGTATCAAACAAACCACCATCACGTGCAATCTGCTTGATGCGCAAGATTTTGTCACGTGTAGTATCAAGTGTCAAATCAAGATAGTGACAACGTGACATGATAGCTTCCAAGTGATCCTTGATTTTAGTTGAGCGTACATTGTCGAACTTCAAGTTTGTGATAAAGATTACAGAACCTTTAAACTCGAAACGATCCGGAACACCTTCTCTGCGCAAGAAGTGAGAGTCAGAGTTCCAAGAAATCATACGCTTCTTACCGCTATCAAGAGCCGCTTTAAGAATGTTCAGAGCATTCTCGTCAAACAAAATACTATCACAGTCATCCAGAACAACGATGTTCTTTGCATCTGAATACTTGTACAACATTGCATACAAGCCAATCGGTGACATTGTACCTTTGACGAAAGTGTGACGAAGCGGATTGTCTGCCATTACGTCAAACAGTGAATCTTTCTCAAGTATCTGTTCAACGCCATATGTTTTACCGATCCCAGGAGGTCCTGAGACGACCATTCCGCGTACTACACCATCGATAGTAGCTTCTGTCATTTCATCTAAGATAGAGAAACGTTCTGCGATACGATCCATGACCTGTTCATCTGACTCACGATGCTCAGATACAGTTTCAACATTCTCAGGTAGAACTTTGACACGCATCTTTTCTTTACCAAACTCGGTTTCAGAACCGTCTACTGTGATAAAATGAGTTCCGTCTTTTGCTTCTTTCATTTCTGCGACTACAGGAAACACGCCTGTTACTTCTTGATTGCGATAGAAGCCGTTTGTGATTTGAACTACTGACATGTGATTCTCTTTCTCTCTGATTACTTAATTAATATAGCATGATTCGAGGATTTGTCAAGTTTATTCTGCATACATTTTGCGATATGCTTCGATATCTTTCTCATACTGCTTCGAACAGAAGTTAGATTGACGTTTCCAAAAATTCATCTTACGCTCACATATGTCTAACTCTTTAGATGCATGATGCTTTTCAACTGTATCGTCACTTTTTAGAAGTATGAATTTCAGGAAGAAGTAATTTTCAAGATGCTTACAAATCATGTGATTTGCATCGTATTTTTCTGCATTAAATGCAGAAGCGAATGTACGCTTTTCAGTATCGCTATAAAAAAACATCATGTGTATTCTCCTTTTGTTTAACACATGATGTTTATAGCATTGATTCGAGGATTTGTCAAGAATTATCTTTTGCGCCACTCCGCATTTACATCTGCAAGGTGTGCATCATGTCGCTCACGTATGACAACGTACTTGGACCATTCTGCATATTCATGCGTATCAGGTCCAGTTTTTGCACACCGGTCAGCGGCATCAAGTTGTGCCATTTTCTCACCAAACGCAAACCAGTTTAGGAGTTCTTTAGTCTCAGAGTTATATACCACATATACTGGATAATTCTTTTCAACTGCTGTTTCCAATGATGTTGTTTTTGCTAGGTTCATTTTTTTATCCTTTACATTTCGTCAATTAAAAATTCATCATCAATGTTCATTAGGTTTGACAAAACCTGAACACCCATGCTACCGTATACTTCACGAACCTTATCTTCTACATCACTATAAGGGATTTCGAACTCGCCATATGCATCCATGAAGTCTAAAGCAAATTCTTCAACTTCCACAACATAATTTCCCATTTTACTCATATCTTATTCCTCTACAATGATGTAAGATTTTTTATCAAGAGATTGTGCCATTAAAAATGCTTTTGCATCCTCTCGGCGGGTGCAGATAGCTACAGTTGTGCCGCTATCTTTATCTTTTATAATATACATTATGCCGCTTCCTTCATTTCGCTGTAGCAAACATAATCACGATCCCATTTGCCAACATTAATATCGATATAAAAGTCATGCTCAAAATAATCAATCTGCGCATCGCTATTGTTATAGTAGCCAGTAGATTTGATTGCGGCAAGCAAGTCACCGAAGAAACGTTTGATTGTCGGATCAACTGCATGTTCCTCACACCAGTAAGGATTAACTTGATAGTTACCAGTAGTAGAACGAACCTGCTCACCACGGCGTTGTGCAATCTCACGATTGTAAGCATTGATATCGCCGATGAAGTCTAACGGACCTTTAAAGATGTTTACAACAAGTGAACTGTGATGATGCACACCGACAGTAATATCACGACCACTGAAACCATATGCTTTAGCAACTGCTTTAACATTTTTAGCGATTTCTTTTTTGCGTTCTTGAGACATATAAGCCATTTGTTAGTCCTTTTCGTTGATTACATAATTACTATATAGTGATTCGTTAGTATTGTCAACCTTTTTATGATACCTCATAACCTAGTACAGTTTCTACATATCCATTGCCATACTCACCAGCAATAGCCAATACGATCTGCTCACGTGGTTCAGTATCCATATTGTCAATCTTTGCTGCAGCATCATCAGTGAG